CGAGAAGTAAATCCGGGCTCAGGCAATGGATTGAAAATCACAAGTGCAAAAAGAATATAAACTATTAAAAAAGAAAAAAAATGTCTGTTTTATCTACACCCGGTTATCAGTTACAGCCAAGTGCTGAGCAGGTAGCTTTGTCAACAAACTACATCCCGTCAAACGGATTTAACTTCATGAATCAGTATTTACCTGATACATATGAGAAAGAATTTGAGCGTTACGGAAACCGTACCGTTGCATCTTTCCTTCGTATGGTAGGTGCTGAGATGCCGTCTATCTCTGACCAAATCAAATGGGCAGAACAAGGTCGTCTTCACACTAAGTACACTAAAGTTGTTTCTACAGCTACTTTGTCTAACGCTGACAGCGCAACATTCCAAGTCAATGACTTGAACGTTACAGGTATCGCTATCCGCGCAGGTCAAACTGTAATGATTACACCTAACGTTGCGGGTCCTACCCAAAACAAAGCTATCGTTACTGCTGTTAACACTGCTACTAACCAATTTACAGTTGCTTTCTATGAGGCATTAGGTATGACCAATGCTTCTACAGCTAACGAATTTAGCGTATTTGTTTACGGTTCTGAATTCAAGAAAGGCACTACAGGTATGATTGGTTCATTGGAAGCTGAAGACGAAATCTTCTCTAACAGCCCAATCATCATCAAAGACAAGTATGCTGTTTCAGGTTCTGACATGGCTCAGATTGGTTGGATTGAAGTAACTACTGAGAACGGTGCTACAGGTTTCTTGTGGTATTTGAAATCAGAGCACGAGACTCGTCTACGTTTCGAAGATTACTTAGAGACTTCTATGTTAGAGGCTGTTCCTGCTGAAACAGGTTCAGGTGTTGTTAACGCAGGTCTTAACCCAACTTATGGTAACAAAGGTTCTGAAGGTGTATTCTACGTAGTTAACTCTCGTGGTAACGTTTGGGGCGGTGGTAACCCAACATCTTTGGCTGACTTTGACACAATCATCTCTCGCTTGGATAAGCAAGGTTCTATCGAAGAAAACGTTCTCTTCGTTAACCGTGACTTCTCTTTCGACATCGATGATATGTTGGCTGCTCAAAACAGCTACGGTGCAGGTGGTACTTCTTACGGTTTGTTTGACAATGACAAAGAAATGGCTTTGAACCTTGGGTTCTCAGGTTTCCGTCGTGGTTATGACTTCTACAAAACTGATTGGAAATACCTCAATGATCCAACAATGCGTGGTGGTTTGACTGCATCTACTTTAGGAGCAAGCACTGCTAATGTTATCACAGGTCTATTGGTTCCTGCAGGTTCAACTACAGTTTACGACCAAATTCTTGGTAAAAACGCTAAGCGTCCATTCTTACACGTTCGTTACCGTGCGTCTGAGACTGAAGATCGCCGTTACAAAACTTGGATTACAGGTTCTGCCGGTGGTGCCGCTACAAGCGACCTCGATGCAATGGAAGTTAACTTCTTGTCTGAGCGTGCAGTTTGTACACTTGGTGCTAACAACTTCGTACTTTTCCGTTACGGAGCATAAGCATAACAAACTTAGAGAGGGGCTTCGGTCCCTCTCTATTTTTTATTGTAAAATTTTAATTATATCATATCCATGAAAAAGAAAGAAGAGTTGGTTGCTGCCGACAGAATTTACCGATTGAAAAATGAGAAAGCCCCATTGTCTTTTATGTTGGCTTCTCGAAATACCAAAAGATTCCCATTGCTTTGGTACGATGAAGAAAGTAATCAAAACCGACCATTGCGATATGCGATAAACCAAAAGTCGCCATTTGAAGATGAGCAGGATGGAAATGCCATCGTAGAAGCCATCATTTTTGAGAATGGTTTCTTATCCGTCCCAAAACAAAATCCCGCCCTTCAAAAGTTCTTATACTACCATCCAATGAATGGTTTTGTATTTGAAGAAGTTGATTCTGAGCGTGATGCACAAGAAGAAGTTGAAATGCTTACTGCAGAAGTTGACGCGCTTATTAAGGCTCGTGAGCTTTCAATCGAAGAACTCGAAACAATTTATCGAGTATTATTCAATAAAGATGTATCTCGTGTAACTACAGCTGAAATGAAGAGAGATACCCTCATTTACGCTAGAAACTATCCGGGAAGCTTTTTAAATGCTTTAGATGACCCAATGTTGAGGCTTCAGTCACAGGTGCATATCTTCTTTGATATGGGCTTACTTGGCTTCAGAAGCAACAATAAAGAGGTTTGGTATAGCACTCCTACAAATAGAAAGAAAATGCTTAACATACCTTATGGTGAAGACCCATATGTATTGGTTGCAATGTACTTTAAAACAGATGAAGGTCTCGAAGCATTAAAAATGTTAGAGCATCATTTGGAAAATGCATAAATAACATTATATTTGCAATGTTGTTTTAGAGTTAATACTCATTTCTCTGTTGATGAAGGCCGCTATTTGCGGCCTTTATTTTTTTGTATCTTTGTGAAAAGATATCACTATGATAAATTCGGTAAGGAACACTGTATTATCTATCCTTAATAAAAATAACTACGGATATATTTCGCCATCTGACTTTAACTTGTTTGCAAAGCAAGCACAGATGGAGATTTATGAAGAATACTACAGCAGTTATAACAAGACAATTAATGCTGAGAATTCACGCGTATCAGGTACTGAATACGCTGATATTGAGAACCCAATTGCAGAGGTATTAGAGTCATTCTTAAGAAATGACACTTTATCTCAGGTTACAGCTTCAACCAATCAGTATTATGTGCCATCGCCTATTACAACAGGCTACAACTTCTATATGATTAGTCGACTGACTTGTTTTGACCCTACTGGCGCAACAAGATTGGGTGATGCTGAGAAGGTAGCTAATGCGCGTATTTATAATTTGTTGGACTCAATGCTTACAGCTCCAACAACAAAGTATCCTGCATACACTATTGACGGAGATATAATTACAGTTTATCCTGATACCATTAACGGTGTATCATCATTAAAGTGCTCATACTTTAGATTGCCTTTAGATCCTAAGTGGACATACATTAACTTACCTAACGGTGAGCCTGCATTTGACCAATCGCAGCCTGATTATCAAGACTTTGAGCTTCCGTTAGAGGATGAGTACAAAACTGTAATGAAGATACTTCAATACTGCGGCATGTCAATTAGAGAGATTCAAGTTGCGCAATATGGTATTCAGCAAGAGCAGTCTGAGAATCCTGCATTTAGCATACAACAATAATAGACCATGGCATATATTTCACAGTATCAGTATTACGAAAATGGCGGTAATGCGCCTGAGGACGCCAATTGGGGGTCTTATCAGTATGTAAGCTTACATCAAATTGTCAACAATTTCATATTGATGTACACAGGAAACCACTCATTGGTTAACAACGAGGAGCGTTACAAGATTTTATTTCACGCAAAACGTGCAATTCAAGAACTCAATTATGACGCGTTTAAAGAGATTAAAGTTCTTCAGTTGACCATCTGTGACCAACTGCGCTTTGTTCTGCCTTCAGACTACGTCAATTGGGTTCGTATCTCATTATATAAGGATGGCTATATTAGACCAATGACTGAAAACATTCAAGTTCAGTCAGCCAAGGCTTACCTACAGGATAATGATTGCAGGATTTTATTTGATCAAGACGGAAATGCACTTGAGCCACAGTTCTCTGAGCTTGATTTTGATCGCATAAAAGGCACTCAAAAGAGTATATACCTAAATCCCGGGAATCAGTTTGATGGTCAGGAGGGTTGGAATTATGATGGGATGTGGTTCTTTGAAAGAAGCATTGGCGCAAGATATGGTTTAAATACTGAAACTGCTAACGCAAATCCAACATTTACCATTGATAAGAGATCAGGAGTTATTAACTTTAGCTCACATATGTCAGGTGAATCTGTCATCCTTGAGTACGTATCTGATGGTATGGAGAATGGTGATGACAGCTTAGTTACTGTAAATAAGCTATTTGAGAAGTATGTGTATGCGTACATTATGTACGAGATACTCAACTCAAAGCTTGGTGTTCAAGAGTATGTTGTGATGCGCGCGCGCAAAGAAAAGACGTCTCTTTTACGCAATGCCAAGATTAGAATCAGTAATATTCACCCGGGCAGATTGCTAATGAACCTTCGTGGTCAGAACAAATGGGTAAAGTAATATGGCAGAACTTACTAGAAATTTCAACAAGGGTGTAATGAATAAGGTCGTTGATGAACGACTTATACCCGATGGCCAATATATTGACGCGCTTAACGTGCGCATGGGGTCTACTGAGCAGAAGAGCATTGGTGCAATTGAGAATACAAAAGGTAATGTAAAGTTTACCAATTTGATTTACATTGATGGCACCCCTCTTAGCGATGAGGCTCGCACAATTGGTGCATTTGAGGATGGTGCTAATGAGACCATATATTGGTTTGTACACGACTCAAATTTTCCTGTTGGAGCTACAGGTAAGCTCGACCTTATTGTATCGTACAATGTGCTCACAAGCATACTTACGTATAACGTCATCAGTATTGACGATGGGGGTGGTTTAAATACCACTCTAAACTTTAATGATAAATATGTCATCACAGGGATTAATAAAATTGACGACCTATTATTTTGGACGGATGACTACAATCCTCCTAGATTTATAAATGTAAAGGAGAACTATCCAAATCCATCCGTAGGAAATATTGACTACTATGTAACATCTCTTGCGGCATCATTTCCTGATGTATTAAAGGAAAGACTTCAGGTTATTAAAAAACCACCTGTTGCATCTCCTGACATTCAATTGACAAATGTACCGGGTCAAGAAAATTTCTTAACAGAACGATTTATTTGCTTTGCTTATCGATACCGATATGCAGACAATCAGTACTCTGCAATATCTCAATTTAGCGAGCCTGCATTTATTCCTGAGAACTTTGACTTTAGTGATGACAGCTACCTAAACAATGGCATGGTTAATTCATTTAACAGCGTTATTGTCACTTATAATACAGGCGGCCCGTTGGTAGTTGGTGTTGATCTTCTCTTCAAAGAAATGGAGAGTAATGTCATTAGAGTGATTGAGAAGTTAAATAAGTTCACACTTGGATTGTCAGATGATACTGACTATACATATAGCTTCACAAATAGCAAGATATTTACAGTTCTTCCTGAGTCTGAGATACTTAGATTGTATGATAACGTTCCGTTATTAGCGAAAGCTCAGACTATTATGGGTAACCGACTAATGTACGGTAACTACTTGGAGGGATATGACCTTATTGATAAGAATGGAAATCCTGTAAAACTTGAGTATACCACTAGATTGCAGTCAGATGCAATTGGATTAAACTTATTGGACAATTCTACTGTAAATGCTAATTATACCATCAATGGATCTGTAACAGTATCAAATGGTTTACTTGAGGTTGATTTAGCAGGGATAAATTTATCTGAGGGGTCATCAATTACCATTGATTTTTCTCTTTCGCATTTCTCATTTAGCGGAAGCACACCTGCGCCTACTCAGACAAATGCAAATGTTGAGGTTTCATTTACGTACTATTTGCCAAATGATTTTGCTACGGTATTTGACATGGTATCTGATACGTCATTTCAAGATGCTATTGGAACCTTGGCAAATATTCAGACAATGCCAAATGCTTGTTT